CAGGTAGACTTCCGTTGTTTGGAATGTTTCAACTGATGAGGTTTACGTATATTCGTTTGAATTGGACAAATTTGTTGATGACCCGCTTTGGTTTCGGGTCAAGTCATGTGTATCTCAGAAATTGCAGATGACTGTTTTTCAAAATTTGCGATCTCAGTCATATTCAAAGTTAACTTTGCGTCAAAAACTTGATGTTTTAAAACATGCTAATATGATGCAACCAGCAGTTTTAGATGCTGATGATGTTTATGCATTGTTTGAATTAACTGATGTTCAATTGTTAAATAAATTCCATCATTATACTTTTGATGAGGTGATGGATATGGATTATGCATTAATTAATTCACAAATTTATGAACGCAATAAAGATATTTCTTTAGCACCAAAGAAATTAGAAGAGAAAATTGAGAATGTTCCTGGTTCTATTTTGGAGAAGATGACCCCTGAGTTGGTTATTAAAAAGGCTGAGGTACCCAAAATGGAGAAAGTTGAAATGGATGCACCACAATTAGGCCATACGCTTATTGAAACACATCCTGATGTTGAGCCTCCTAAAACTTTTTCTCAAGTGGCTAGTGCTCTTATTAAACCAACAACTCATCCTAAAGATAAGAGTAAAAATAAGTCACGTAAGTCAAATTCCAGTAAGTCATTACTTGATTCTGCTACCTCCTCTAGTTCAGATGGTAGTTCTTCTTCCTCTTCTGGTTCTGATGATCCAAAACCTAAAAATTTTGATGCTCTTAAATTAATTGTTAATTTCATGAATAAAACTCATAAATGGTGGGAACATTGGGGTGGTTGGGGTATTGCTCAGAAACATGTTATGTATGCTAATTTTGTTGAGTATGAGCCGACTACATATGATGTTAGATCTGATAATCATATTAATTCTAATATTTATCATGCACAACCAATTTATTCTATAATACAGTGGGAATCATGGTGGATTATTAAGTGTTTTGGTACTGAAATTTGTAGAATTCCTTTTTCTCATAATGTGCATGAATTGGAGGTCTCCTTACAATTGGCATCTCAACTCATAGTTGCCTCAAATTATAGTGCTGAGATGAATATGGATACTATTATTGCGAAGCTTAATGCATGTGCGGCTTCTTCCAGTTCAATCAATATTGATCGTAATTTGCCATTATTAGGATATCATATCCACCGTGATACTGTTGATTTTGTTAAAAATATAATTATGGAATATTTCTATAATCGTGGTATTTTGGCTTTTCGCGAACGCCCGGGTTTGAAAGCCGGAAGGGGACACTCGGATATACTACCCGAGAAGTCGAACTCAAAGAATTCGGGCGGCTCAAATCTAAAACAAAAATTCGGTCAACGTATTTTGGGAATTTGCGCCATGTTGGTGTTAGCAGTCGGGTTTACGTTCGTGTTGCGTTACCTATCTGTTATCCTGCAGCTGCTTTACCAGTTCCTGACGGCCAGGACTTTGAGAGCAGACTTGACGGTGTTGCTTACCGTTTCGCTAGACTCACTACGCCGGCTAATTATTTCAGTTTGCGGTCCCTGCGTAACTTTGTTGTTAGGTATTGTAAGGAAAATTATAAACCTTTGGATGGGGCAACTGATGTATCTGTTGAAACTTGGCTCAAGAATGCTCCTTACACTCAGTCTCGTAAGTGTGAATTGTATAAAACGTGGAATAATTGGCTTGGGTCAATCAATTCGGGTAATGTGGAGAGAAATAGATTCACGCGAATCAAATCATTTATTAAGGATGAACCCTACCCTGAATACAAATATCCGCGACCTATCAACAGCAGGACGGACTTTTATAAGTGTCTTGTTGGAGGAATTTTTCACGCCATTGAGACATATATTTTCTCCACCACCAGAGAATTTGTCAAATATATCCCGGTCGCTCTTAGAGCAAGACATTTGATGGAAAATGTCTATCAATACGGCGCCATCCATATGTTTACGGACTTTAGTTACTTTGAAGCGACATTTGTTAAAATGTTTCAAGAGTCCGTTGAGATGGTGTTGTATGAGTTTATGGTCCAGCTTCTTGAAGCAGGTCCAGAGTGGTTTGAGGTGGTTTTAAAAGCTCAAACTGGTGTTAATGTTTGTTGTTTTAAAGATTTTATCATTTGGGTTATTGCTACACGTATGAG